TCTATACTTACATACTTTGATGTTGTTCCATTCAATTTGTCATTTAAGAAATGATGAATTGACAGTTGAGAACGCAAACAAAAAACATGCAGAGTTGTATGGTGAATTTTTAAATTCAGCATCAATGAGCAGAAATAACCAGGTGTTGGTAAAATTGGGTTTAATTAAACTTCATGAAAGTAATGCAGATAGGAGAGCAAAAGAAATTATGTTCACCACTGTTGGTCATAAGTTTAAAAACCTTTTTACTGACTTACCCAAACGAGCAAAGGAGGCTATATAAATATGGGTATAAGTAGAACAGAGAATGGTAAGTTCAGAGTGTTCGTATCAGTTAAAGGTAGAGGAAGAAGTTCCAAAACTTGTGATACACATGATGAAGCACTTGCCACAGAAGAAAAACTACGAAAGGCTTTAATTGATGGTAAAGCAATACCAGCAGGTAGAGCAAGAGTAGAAGCAACATTAGAAGAAGCTTGTGAAGCTTGTTATAATGACCCAGAAACAGGATGGAAAAATACTGAACATGGTAAAAAACAAAGATACTATTTTAGTAAGTTCTATTCTTTTTGGGGTAAGGATAAGTTGTTAAGAGAAATAAATAAAACTGAATGGTATAAATTTACTGAACAGTTTTCTGAAACAGCTACTAACAATAGAAGGGCTTGTTGCATCAACAAAGTATTTAGACATGCTTTGGAGCAAGGTACTATAACACCAGATTTTTTGTTAAAGATACCTAGAAAAAAAGAGAAGCTAACAAGACTTGCTACTTATACTTACGAGCAAGAAGAAGCTATATACCAACAATGTAAAATCCTTGGCTTTCATGACCTGGAGGACTTTGTAAAAGTTCTTATTGATACAGGTTGTCGAGCTGATGAGGCTATAAAGTTTGCACCAACTGATTTAAGAAAATCAAAAGATGGTTGGACAGCACATGTATATAGACAAAAGACAGACACTCATACTTCAATTGGTCTAGCGACTAGAACAAAAGAAATATTGATGCGTAGGTCTAACATGAAAACATTCTTTGAAACCAGTTACAGACAGATGTCCTACAAATGGCAAATGGTAAGACAGCAGTTAGGTCAAGCTGATAACAAAGACTTTGTATTCCATACATGCAGACATACTTGTGCTTCAAGACTAGCTGAAGCAGGAGCTACATTTATGGAAGTTTGTGATTGGATGGGTTGGAGTTTCAATTCACCTGTTGCAAGAAGATACATTCATTTCTTTCCAAAAGGTAAAATCAAAATGGCTAAGAAACTGGATGACTTGAGAGACGAATTGACAGTTGTCTCTGGAGGTAAAAGCTAGTGAACAAAGTGCATCTATTAAACATTATTGTGCATAGATGCCAAGCTTGGATGGAGGCGTAGTCTCTAGGAGAAATGGTCTACTTACAAAATAAAATAAAACTTTTTAGTTTGTTTGTGATTTTTATGTTAAAAACAATGCTCACAAAATGTGCATCAGTGTGCGTTGAAGTAAATATGAAAACTAAAAGACTTGATTTAACTGGAGATTTGTTGTGGAGGTAGACTTAAAAACTACGAACACAATTTACGCCTCCGACATATCTACTCTGGCGTAGTAGAATAACATATAATCCAAGCCTTTTAAACTGTTGCGTAGTCAATTCGTGATAGTTACGCTGTCGTAGTAGATGTGCACTTCAATGCACAAAGACTACGAACAAACTATAAACACACATGAGGTAAATATGGATATAGACGCTAAAATACTTGAGAAATTTAACATTCTTAAAAGAGACAAGAGTGTGCCTTCAACTCAACATGAAAAAATAGAGGCTCAAAAGACGCTAGAAATAGCTATGGTTAAAAGTGGTATCAAAAGGTTCCACAAGAATATTAATAAATCCAGAGCTAAACTATCAGACAAAGGCAAAGCCAGGGAAAGTAGTGAGAGCACTACAATTTATGGCCAAGTGCTAATACAGACAGGCTTGGAGCCTTTAAACAGTGCTTTAAACAAATACTTCATAGAAGCATTTGATGGGCATGCCAAAAGATATGCAACTGAAGCTACTTTGTTAGCTAAATGTATTCCTATCCAGGAAGTAGAAACAGAAAATCCAGAGAGGTGGTCTAGTATTAGTTTTATATGTTTAAAAGCTGTACTGGATAGCATCACTGTTTCATCAACCCAAACAAAAGCAGTATTGAAAATAGCTAGTGCTATTGAGGATGAAGCTAGGCTCTTATATTTTAAGGAAAGTGATAACAAGACCTACAGCCAGACTAAAGAATGGCTTAAAACTAAGAACAATTACAGGCATAAAAGGAAGGTATTCCAATATGCTATGAACAAACACCAGTTGGAATACACTGGTTGGTCTAAAGAAGAGAGGGTCAAACTAGGTAAATTGTTGCTGGAAATGTTAGCCAGCACCACTGGTTTTATCAAACTTACCAAGACTTATGCTCAAAAGAACAAGTCAATTGTCTATGTCCAGGCCACTGAAAAAACAATGGAATGGATTGAGCAGAAAAAATTACATGCAGAAATTTTAAAACCATTTAGGGAGCCCATGGTTATTGCACCTAAAAGGTGGGACAACAATCCTTATTCTGGTGGGTATGTAATTAAAGATTTGAGGCCAGCTCAATTAGGTTCCACTGTAGGAGAACTTACATCCAAAAATCAACAATCAACTGACGAGGTAAAACATGCACTATAATATGGTGAAAAGAGCATCCAGAGCTTATCTGGAAGAAATAGCAAACAGAGCACATGAAATGCCAGAGGTTTATAAATGTATAAACACTCTACAGGAAACACCTTTTAAGGTTAATGTTTCTGTTTATCAGGTACTAAAAACAATCCATGAAAAAGGTTTACCACTTGCTGGTTTACCTAGTAGTAAAATACCACTACCACCAAAACCTTTTGATATTGGAACCAATGAAGAAGCTAGAAAAGATTATAGTAGGAAAGCTTTAGCTGTTCATAATTACAATGCAACAATTGATAGTAAGGCTTTACTTACTGAAAAAATATTTAGTGTTGCAGATACCTATGAACAATTTGAAGAATTTTATTTTCCTCTTCAATATGATTTTCGTGGCAGAATTTATTGTGTGCCAGAAGGATTAAACTATCAGCAAAATGATTTAGCTAAAGGTTTATTACTTTTTAGAAATGGTAAAAAGATTGGAACCCAATTAGCTGTAGATAGATTAGCTGTGCATGGTGCCAATATGTATGGTCATGATAAAGATACTTTAGAGAACAGAATAAAATGGGTTAGAGAAAATGAAAAATTTATTTTGCAATCTGCTGAAGACCCACATAATAATTATGAGTTCTGGGCTGAAGCATCTGAACCAGTACAATTCTTATCATTTTGTTTTGAGTGGAATGACTTCTGTAAATCTGGAAAAAGTTTAGACTTTATAACTAATGTAATTTGTTATTCTGATTGTACTAATTCTGGTCTACAAATTTTTTCAGCATTACTAAAAGATGAAAAAGGTGGTAATGCAGTAAACCTGGTACCATCTAATAAAGTTCAAGATGTATATGGTGAAGTTGCAAATGCTACTATTGAGTTGCTTGAAGCAGAACCAGACAGCCAATTAAAAAAGATATGGTTGGACTATGGTATCAACAGGAAGACTACAAAAAAAGTTACCATGTGTATTGTATATGGACTAACTCAATTTTCTTGTAGGAAATATATTCAAGACCACCTGGAGGAACTTCAAGAAGATGGTATTAAAGATATACCATTCTCTACTGACAGAAATCCTATGCCTGGTGTGCCTAATATATTTAAAGGTTCAGCATACTTATCTAGGTTTGTATGGAAGGCCTTGGATGAAGTAATTGTATCAGCTAAAGAAGCGATGAAATGGTTACAGGATACATCTAAATTAGTTTCAGAAAATGGATTGCCAGTTGTTTGGACTACACCTACAGGGTTTAAAGTTCAGCTAGTTTGTCCAGTATTAGAAACTAAGAGAATAAATACTTATATGGGAGAAAAAATATTTAGACCCAAAAGTAATACCTATACTCCAGACATCAAGAAAACTACAATAGCAGTGGAGACTAACAAGATAGACAAGCGTAAAGTATCTAATAGTATTTCACCTTGTTTTGTTCACGCACTCGATGGCGCTGTCCTTCAAAAGGCTGTGAGTAAAGCTAAAGATTACAACATAGAAAACTTTGCTTGTGTCCATGATAGCTTTGGTGTCCTGGCAACAGATGTTCAATTGATGAACCAATCATTAAGAGAAGCGTTTGTTGAAATATTTGATGGGAAAAATTTACTTGAAGAATTTAAAGATGAAATGCTCCCACAAATTCAAAAAGAAAAACAACACAAAATAAAACCTACTCCAAAACAAGGCACTCTGGAATTGAAGAATGTATTGGGTAGTTATTATTTCTGTAGTTAAATGACTACGCTAGCGTTTATAACAAGACACTATAGATGAACTGAAACTTCATCAGTGTTGGGCTGGGCAATTATTTGTTGTGTGCGAAAAATATTAACCACAGCCCAACATTAAATTTAACTTACATACCTAGGAGGGTATAATTATGCAAAAAGCAAAAACCTTTACTTCTCCTTTTGGCAAAGCCATCTATCCACATTTAACTAAATGTGATGTGAGGTTCAAACCAGAAGGTGAATACAAAGTAGACTTGGAACTTGGTGAAGCTCCAGCAAATAATCTTGTAAAAATTTTAAAAGAATATCAAGTTAAAGCTGTATCAGAAGCCAAAGACAAGACAGGTAAAAAAGAAATTAAAACAGCTCCTTTACCTTATAAAAAAGAAGATGATAAATATGTCTTCAAATTTAAAATGAAGGCCAGTGGTACCAATGGTAAAACTGGTGAGACTTTTAAACAAAGACCAGCTTTATTCGATAGTGAATTAAAACCAATTAGTCCAGAAGACACAAGTATCTGGGGTGGTTCAATTTTAAGAGTAAGCTTTCAACCATTCCCTTGGTTTACTCCAGCACTTGGTGCAGGTGTATCCTTAAGACTTAAATCAGTTCAAGTAAAAGAATTAGTTGAAGGTGGTGGACAAACTGCTGAAGCCAGTGGTTTCGATAAAGTAGATGGTTACTCCAATAATACAGGGTCGGACAATGTGGAAGTACAAGAAGAAGTTTCCAGCGCAACCGACTTCTAAATTCAAATCTAAACTTGAGGAAGATTTTAATAATTTTCTTGAGCA